CACGGTTTCGGCTGCCTGTTCCTGCCAGGTGTCCCAAATGATGATGTTGGGGCCGTGTTGCAGAATAAACGCTATCGAGTACCACACGTTGGTGAGTGACCACGCCGCAACAGCGATAAGCAAAACTCCGGCTGCGGCGAATTGTGTGATGGCGAGTCGTGCCCAAATGCCGGCGACAATCATTGCTGCTACAGCGCCGGCCAGTTCAATCAAGCCGGCAAAGACGTTCATCAGTTCGTTGACCCTATTAGTCCGACCATCAGTATTAGGCCGAACGTAAACAGCAACACACCGACACGCATCATGACGGCGGGTCTTCTTCGGGTTTTGCGGTGCCTACACCCATCTCAATCCACTCGTCGTACTCTTCACGAGTCATCGGTCGTGAACCATCCTCTGTGCCTACCAGTATTTGACCGAACGGCGACAGTTCTTCTAGTTCTTCTCTAGTCCAGACAGCCATCATTCACCCTTTGTTGTAGCCGTACACTTCAATAGTTGCGTTGTAAAAACTGCCAGCGGCGTAAGAGAATCGAATCTCAGTCGGAATAGCCGCCGAGAACACTTTGCCACCAATGGTACGCATAAAAGTGTAGTCGCCACTCACCGACGCATAGTAGATAAACTCGCTGGCATCGCCTACGTTGATGAGGTCAAAAATGAGACCGCCAGAACCGCCTACTTCGCTGTAGGTGCCAGCGTTGATTGCGGCAACTGAGCCTGTAGTAGTGCCTATCGTGTAGTAGTGCGTCGTTGAATAATGGGTTGAGCCTGCACCTGTGACCTGCATGTTTAAGGCTGTACCGCCGACAGTTGCACCCCCAGTAACAGCCACACGATAATTCTTGAACGTGGACGACCAACATCCTGTGACCGACTGCCAGCCGGTGTAGTCAGCGATGTCTATTGTTTTCAACAACACCAAACCCGACGAGGCGTTTAGGTCGGCTGCCGTTAAAACGTCACCGGAAGAATACGGGAAACCCATAATGTCATCCTAGCCTGTTCTGATTGAGCACACCGAGAATTGGACTGTCCAACACCAGCGACTGATAGTCAATGGCCGGCAACAGATTCAGTTCAATCGTCGTGTCAGAGGGTGTGCCTCGTAGCCGGCGTCGTGTGATGACGGTGCGATCTGTGTGGGTGACGGTGGTGGCGGTCGGCGTGTAGATCACTTCGACGGCTGCCCATTGGCCGTGCCTGATGTCGGCCAGGACGCCAAATTTGGTTTGCTGGGCTGTGGTGGTTGCTTGCGACAGTTTGGTTGTCGCTTTCACTGCACCGAACCGGTAGTCGCTGAACCTGTTGGTGAGTGCGTCGATGAGTGGCTGCATGTCGATCGCTCGTGCCGCTGTTGGGCCTCCACCGGTTGTGCCTGGGTTCCGTGCTTCGAAATGGTTACGCCATACAGCGCCACGCTCACCGTACTGTTCTGCGCTGGCATCATCTCTGGAGGTGTATTCGGCGCTCGCTACGTCGCCACCTGACTGCACTTTGATGTTCACGGCGTTCGTCAACTCGGTCAGGTTGTGGCCTGTTTGCACAGTGTTTAACACGAGATCGTCGCCGGTCGGCGACTCGGTCAGCGTGTATTCCTGCCGTGTGCCTCCGTAATCATTGTCGTGGCTCAACCCTTCGCCAACACAGTACGCACGCCAATAAGCAACGCCAGCCAGTATCTGTAGTTCACCTGGCCATAGAACGCCGGCGGTGGCCGGCAGGATTCCGTTCTGGATGCGTTCCGAGATGCGGCCTTCGCCTTGATCTTTGCTGTACGCCAGCGTCGCCGGTGTGGCCGATACGTCGATCACGTTTGCTTCGGCGGATGCTTCGCCGGCGGTAGGCAGTTTGATGCCGTTGTCTGCTTTGAGGAGTGCGCCGGTGTTGATGTACCGCTCGATGACTGTCGGGATTGCCTGGAACCCTGACCCTGACGGACTGACGAAACCATCTTCGACTAGGCCACGACCGATGATCGCATAAGGGTCATCGCAGTCGAAGTCGACCATCGACACACCGTCTTGATCGACGAAAGTGAAGTTGGCTGTGAAGCCGACGAACACGGTGTGCGAGTCGTTCGGGGTGGTGCAGTACAGAACGAAATAACACTTGGCCCACTCGATGCTGCTGTACGTTCCGCCACCGTTCGGTGTGAGCGCTCCGTCATAGTTCGTGAGCCTGAACATTGCTTCGCCGGTGCCCAGCATGGCAGGTTTCGCTATTTGGCGAACGTCGAACCCTTGCATCCTGTCCGTGAAGTCAATGAACGACGATGTGTCGCTGTTGTACAGGTTGAGTTGCCAGGTGATGCTCACAGCACGCCGGCTCCTGCGACTTCATAGTTTGCTACGCCTCTGCGTGCGTTGGTCTGTCGTTGGCTTTCAAGTACGTCCTGTGGGGTGGTGCCAGGAGGCATGATGATGTTGTACTGGTCGCCGACCATGCCGTCTTGCCTTCCGGTGAATAGGTCTTGCTGGAGGTTCGGCACACCAAAGCCCATGTTGAACATGTCCTCGTAGGTGGATGGGACTTCGATGCGGCCTCCCAGGTCTACGAGTTGCGTCATGATCGTCCAGGCACGTTCCAGGTCGCCGGTGTCGATGTTGATTTTGAGCGCTTCGAAGAATGAGTCTGACAGGTCGTCTCGTTCTTCTCGGAGGGTGCGGAGCGCTTCGTAGGCTTCGTTCTGTGCGTCCTCGAACTCTTCGCTGCCTTCCGCAGCGCCGCTGAGCCGTTTCTGTATTTCTTGCAAGTCTTCGATGAACTTGTCTGTGGCCTCTTTTTGATCGAGGGTGTCAAAGAATCTGTCGAGCCGTGTGGTGGCGGTCTCGATGCCTTCGTTCAGAGGGTCGAGCGCTTTGTCGACGTCGCCTAGCGTCGTTTCGAGTTTGTCGCCTTCCTTCCGAACCTTACTGATCGACGTTTCAAACCTGCCCATCGGTTCACGTCCAGCGTCCACAGCGTCTTTCGCTGCGAGCGCCTGCCCAACGAACTCGCCCATACGGCCGGCAGCCTCTTCAGCGGACTCACCCAGGTGACTTAGCTCAGGGATGTCGACGAAGGGAATTGCGTTAAGTAGCTCGATGACCATGTTGAGGCCGTCAATGATTTTGTTAATCACCCACCGGATGCCGTCCCACGCTCGGTCAAACGCAACTTTCATGCCTCGGATTGCTAGGCCGATGATGTCAAACTTCTTTTGCAACACAATGAAGGCCGCTACAAGCGCCGCTACGGCCGCAACGATGAGCACAATAGGGTTAAGGGCCAGAACGGCGTTGAAAGCCAGCGTGACCCCCTTAGCGACGAGCACAGCGGCTTTGTACGCTTTCATGGCCACGTTTGTCGCCACAATGGCTGCTGCGACGGTTCCGATCGCTATTCCGAGGCCGATCACGACGTTCGTGTGTTCGCCCATAAACGTGAACAGTTCGATCAGCACTGGGACGACGGCTTCGACCAGAGGTAGCAGCGCCATGCCGATCTGCTCCGACATCTGGGAGAACCCGACCTTGAGTTTGTCTGTCGAATTAGCGGTCGCCTCTGCGGTGCCACCTACCTGTTTCTCGATGGCTTTCAGGATCATGTCCTGCGCTTCGAACTGCTTGCCTGATTCGACCAGCGTTTTAATTAGCTCTTTCTCGGTTTCGGTGAACGTCACGCCAGACCTGGAAAGCGCTGACAAGCCTGTGATCGGGTCGTTTAGGGCTTTGCCTAACTGGATAGCGTTTGTCTCCACAGAACCGAAACCAGCGGCCGCTAAATCGATTGTGAGTTGTGTGGCTCGATCGAAAGCGCCACCCATCTCGTCAGCGCTCTTTGCGATGTTCCCGAACGTCAACAGCGTCGCCTGACCCTGTTTAATCATGTTCTGATCGACACCGGTCAACCTGGCTGTCGCCTCGGATTGTTTCACCAGTTTTTTGGTGACCTCCTCGGACGCTTCACCAAACAGCCCCATCGAATCAGCGACCTGCCGGATGCGTGCATTAGACGTTGCCGCTTCCTCGCCGGCGTTCACAAACTTTGTTGCTGCTGCTCCTAGCCCAGCCAGCGCTGCGGTCGCCGGTAGAAACGCTTTCTTCATTGCGAAAGAGAACTTTTGGCCGGTGGTCTCCAGCCGTTTGAACTCTCGGATGGCGTGGTCTATGCCCTTCGGCTTGAACTCTGTAACTAAGGGGATGCGTGCCATTAGAACCGATCAACTTTCTTCTCTAGCTCTTCCGACCAGCGCTCAATGACCTTCTGGAGTTCCCTGTTCAGTTTCGGGATGTTTATCTCTACAGCCGGCCACAAGAACCGTGGCGCTGCTCCGTGTTTGCCTTCAAGTGCGGCAAGGAAACGGTCGCTGGCGTCTGAGCTAGTGATGGAGCCTTTCCGGTGCCGGCCGGCGTTCTCGTAGATCGCTGCGGCAGGGTCTTTTGATTCGAGCGCCATAAGGTTGATCACGTGCACACCTTTCCGTGCGCCAGTGTTTGTGGTGATACGGATACCGCTCTTCGCTTTGCGTGTCCACGATCTGTCACGGCCACCATTATTCCATGCACCCCAGCCCGACAGCGGCGACGGTTGTGGCAGAAGGCTGCGAGCCTCTTCGACGAGAGGTTTACCGGCTTGCCGCATTTCTCGTGGCAGTTGTTTGGCTAGCTCCGGCTCAACCTTGCGTAACACTTTGACCAGTTCGGCAATGCCTTCGGGCTTAATGTCTATGCCGTTGAGCACGGTTCCTCTCTTTCGCTACGTCGCTCACTGTGATCAGGTCTTTAGTGTCGAACTCTATTTGTGGAGGCCACCAGCCGACGGCTAACAGGAGTTCTGCTAGCGCTCGTCGGTGGGTGCCTCGTTCGTAGGGCGTTCGGCATCGTCTCCTCCGACCACCTCTAGGTTGACCACCTTTTTGATGAAGTCGTCAAACACTGCCGGCACCACAATGCTGTTTTGCTTTGAGGCTTCGTAGGCGAGGAAGGCAAGGTCTTCCATGCCTATGCCTTGTGTGCCCATGTTGCTGGCTTTGCTTTTGAACTTGCGTTCCCACGAAACCATTGTGAACAGGTTGGTGGTCACCTGGTAGGTCTCGTCGGTTGTTGTTACCTGGATTGTTAGTTGCATCGTCGGCTCTGCTTTCTAACTCAGGATGTGGCTCGGACGTAGGTGCCGCCGGTGAAGGTGAGGTCGATCGTCTGGAGCGCTCCGAGCGAACCGTTGATCGGCGTGATGCTGGCGAGATACATGTCCGAGAATGTGTAACTCGGGTTGTCTGCCGTTGCGGTGGTGCTGCTGGTGGCGTAAATCTCGACCGAGGTGTTTGTCCCTACGAGGGATGCCAAATTCTCTTCGACTTCACTTGCGCCGTATGAAAGCATGAGGGTGCATGTCACCTCGTGGTTGCCGAGGCCGGCCGTGTACTTACGTGCCCCATCGGCAAACGAAGTTGCCTCCAACTGTTCGAAGTTGATGGTGACGACTGCGGAGGTTGCCTGATCCGAGTAGTCGACCGAGTTGATGAGCAGAGCCGGTTGGCTCAGCACGGTGGTTGTTGCCATTGCTAGTTTCTCCTTGTTGAGAGTCTGACCGTGAGGTCGTATGCGGGAATTGTTTGGTCTCCAATTATTGCGCTGGAGGGTCGCACGTCGATGATGCCTTCCACGTTTTGGTGGACGACGTTGGCCTGGGTGAGCAGGTAGTCCGACGCATCGCTGTTAGCCGCTCCTCCTGCGAGGATGCGGCACACGATTGTTACGTCAACGATGTTGCTGTTGAACGCTGTCGCTGTTGGTACTTCGACGAATACCGACATCGGTCTGGCGTTGCGTGGGTCTTTTACGACGACCATTCCTGCGTCCGCTAGGCGGGTGCAGACGTTGTCGTATGCCTCTGCGAGGATGCCTGTAGCTGCCATTAGCCCACCTGCGGTCGGTTAATACCCAGTAGCTGCAAGATGCGTCCGAACGATCCGAACGGTGTAGCGCCACCTAACTGGTCGAACGATTGGAACGAGTCCACACTGCCACGCTCCCTGTACAGGCTCGCCGCATATAGCGTCGTTCCTAACGTGACCGCACCGTTAGGCGATGCGTCTGCGTTGTCGTGGTAGCCGGCCTCGTAGCGCCGTCTGTAGGCGAACACGTTTGCTGCGCTAACGCACGTGGCTATGTAGGCCGTGTCGTTTGCTGTTGCGACGCTAATACCGAGGAACTCTTCAACGTCTGAGCTAGTAATCCAGGTCGGTTCGGGTTCCCACCGTATTTCGCCGCTGTCTACTCCGTAGGCCAGGTCGTCCCCAGCGTTAGGGAAGATGATTTGGTTCGGCCTGTAGACGTTGTAGTCGAAGACAAGTTCGCCTTCGTCGGTGACTCGCAGTAGCTCGTAATCGACGAGCGACCACACTTTCTGCTGGTTGCCGTCTAAGCCTCGGGTGCTGTTGACGACGTTGATGTTGTTGCCGAGCGGTATGGCCGGCAGCGCTTCAAGGGTCTGGAGCACGCCATAGCCGTCGACTCTCGACGATTGCGTGATGTCATATGTGGTCATGACGTGCTCCTTCCCTTATGCGTCGATCAGACGAAAGCGGCCTTGACGTAGCGGCTGCTGTCCAACATGAGGGTGGCGAAGTATCCGAGCCATGAAATGTCGGTGCCTCTGATCTGTGCGTTTTGCACTCGGAGGAAACCTTTCTGCTGCTCGAAGATTTCGAACCCAACGGTGTCGCCGAGAATCATTGTTCCGTTGCCGGTGTTGTCGAAGTTGGTGTCGACAACCACCCGCAAGCCGAACGCTGTCATCTGTGCGCTTCCTGGGGTCATTGAGCCGAATGCGTTCATCGGTGAAACCATTGGGAACAGCGGCCGGCCTGAGCCGTCCTCGAGTTTTCCAAGGGCTTCCCAGTTCGCTGCGGAGAGGAACAGGTGGGTGGGGAGGTGCCCTCCGTTACCTACGCCGGTGAGGATGTCGCCTGCGGCTCCGTACAACCAGGTGAGCCATTCGGTGGGGTCTCCGATGCTGGCTGCGGTGAAGTTGCTGGTCGTTGTAGCGCCGGCCACAAGGGCGTCTGCTGCGACGTTGTCGGTGGTCTGGCTGTACACCCGACCCATATCGCTAAGGATAAGCCCGATAATTTCCGGCGATGACCAGTCGGCAACTTGTTCTGAGACGGTGACGTAGCCGCCATAGCTGGCCTTCGTTACCTGGTTCTCTTGCACCTGGAACTCGCCGGCCTGGAGCGTGGCTAGCTCAGAACTCTGTGCGGCCATCGAGGTGTGGGTGCTAACGCTTGGCCGGATGAACACCTTCCCTGATCCAGGCATACCTTTAGCGCCGAACGCATCGACGACTGGGCGCTGGGCGAGATAGTTGTTGTACACCTCGCCGACGATTGGCTCTGGGAGCACTCCGTCGTTCGAGTCGGTGCTTACGTCTGGCGCTGCCGCCATGATTTGTTCGTTCATAAGGTTCCAGCGGTGGCCACCTTCGATCGCTGCTGCGACCCATTCGGTTGCGCCTGGGAGCGTGAACTTCTTTGGCTGTGCAAAGAGGGTTGGGGTTGGGGTCGGCTCGGCTGCTGCTTCCACGACCTCTGGGGTTTCTTCTGTCATAGGTTCTTCCTCCTCGGAAGTGGTTGGTGTTTCGGTGTCGGCTTCCTCATCCTCAGCGGATGCGGCTATTTCGGTTATGCGAGCCGCTTGGAAGGCGGGTTCGCTAACGATCGATAACTCTTTCCAGTTGGCTGCTTTAACAACGGTGGTGCGGCCGTCCTGCTCAACGTCTGTCGGTTCGATACCGATGCTGACGCTGTCGTAGGCACCCATCTTGAGTAGCTCAACGATGTCGTCTGCGTCTCGGGTGCGTGCCAGGGTCGCTTGAAACAGCATGCCGTCTGGCGTTTCTTCTCTGGCCGTAACCATGCCGACGATGCGGCCGCTGTCGTGCTCGGCAAGCAAACGTGGCGCTGCGCCTTCGGTTGGTAGTGCGCCGGCCTCGATGCGGACGTTCACACCTGTGGAGGTGTTGGCGTTCACACCGTATGGGACTGCGATGCCGCTAATGGTGCGTGGTGCGTCACCGGCGGCTGCGTCCAGGCTGATGCCCTGGGCAGTGAATCTCATCATATGGTTTCCTCAGTTGTTCTTTCGGTAACGATGTCTGCGGTCTCTAGGTATGCGTCGGTGTTGAACTCGACGTGCTTCCCTTTTGCCACAATCTTGTCGGACGACAGCGTTTCGGAGATGCAGGTTAGGAACGGACTAGCTCCGAACGTCAGCAAGTCTTGTCGAGCCTGCTGTGCGTTCTGATACGTCATCGATCCGACCGCTACGCCTACCAGCCAGGGTGGCACTTGTAGCGTTCTAGCCAACTCAAGGCTCGCATACTCCCTTGCCTCCATCAGTTGAAGGTTGTTCGGGTTGCTTTTGAACTCCCTCCACTCGACGTGCTGGTTAAGCGCACCGACGGAAGACGTTTTACGAGCCTGCGACCATGCGGCCGCTAGCTCAGATAGTTCTTCGCCGGCCAGCGGCTCTCCCTCCGTCTGTTGCAGGTAGCCGGCAGCGATCTCGTTGCTTGCGAATCGTTTAGCGGATTCGTCTAGCCGGTAGGCGATGTCGATAGCTCGTGCGCCTGTCCACATCATGCCGTCGAGCGGGGATAGGAACTGGACAACGTTGTTTACGTCTAGCTCGACACCGTTGAAGTTGATTTCGCTGGATTCTCCGAACCACTCTGGGCCAGGTTGACCGGGAGTGTCTACCTGATGGGCTGGCAGCCACATAAACGACGCCGGGAACCCTGTCGCATATCGGCTGGTCACGTACCAAAAAGCTCTGCCAACGAGCATTAGGTCTTTCGTGGTGTTGGAGATTACGAACTGGCGTGTGGTGTTCGGGTCGGGTCGGTTCATCCACGACTCTCCGAGCACATACTGTTTCTCGTAGCGTTGGCCGTCCCACCGCAGGGTGTAGGTACGCAGGTCGAGGCTTGCGATCGTTGATGTGATTAGCCCTACCGCTCGGGACACTGTTGGTAGCGATAGAGCACGCTCAGTAGAACTGCCGACGTAGTAACTGCTGAACGTGCCAGGTCTGCCTGCCGCTCCAGCAGACGCTTTTACTTCGGACACGCCGAACGCCGGCGCTGCTTTGCTTTTGAACAGACCCACAGCCTGATAATACACAGGCCTGTGGACAGTTTGTGGATATCAGCGGATTTTGCCGTAGTTGCGGAGCGCTTCGATGCAGTCGTCGCCGATTGCCCATAGCCATAGCGGTGTCCACGGCTGAGCTAGTGATCCGTCTGGCCTATGGAATTTGACGTTCAACAAGTTTTTACACGCTGCTCGGCTGTCCCACAGAGGGGTCTGCCATTTGCTGCCTTGCACCATCGGGAGGAGCGCTACACCGTTGCCGTGCCGTAACCAGCGGTCTATCCAGGGCGCCGTGTTCGAGTAGGGAGGGTTCATCCACACACGTCCGTACCACTCCGAGACGAGGCCATCGTCCTTCTGGGTGTAGTACTTGTCGCACGGTACGAACGGCGCACCGCCAGGTGGCGACGCAACGTCAAGGTCGTAACTCAACCCGAGGGTGTCAAATATCCATTTCGGGGTGTAGTAATCGTCCGAAGTGGCCTCGGTCTGCTCCTCGTAAAACAAGCGTGGTTCTATCATTGTGCTGTTCCTATCATCGGCACCCGCACATTTGCGGATGGTTTAGCGGTATGGCCGGCCGCTGCGATCATGCAGCGACACTGCTCAATCGGGCCGGGTGACTTGCGGCTCGTAATCGTTAGCGCACCGCCAGCCGCCTTGCCGGCGACCGCACGGTTCACATGTTCGTTCAGCGACATCTGGTTCTCGTGACGCATCTTTCCCTCCATGATGAGGCCACGGACGATCGCCGTGTACTGGGTCATCTCCATCTGTCCCCAACGATGCGACCGGCGCTGTATCTCCGGAGGACATATCTGATACAGCCCAGGAGTAAGAAGAACCGTCAACTGTCTGTCCTCGCACAGCGCTTTAACCTGTTCCCACATCTCCTCAAGCGAGTCGACACGGAACTCTGACCGTGTTTGCAGTTTCTTGTCGCCACGTGGCGCTACACGCACCCCAACGAAACCGATCGCATCGCTATCGCTATCGACCGCCAACGTGCCGCCGGCCGGCATCGGGTCTTCGCACGCAAGGTTCTCCCAGGTGTTGACCGGTAGCCAACTCCCTACAGCGCTAGTCCACAGGTTCAGGTCTGTGCGTAGCCACGCCTCCCTGTTAGGCGAAGCGAAGCCGTCTTCAAGGTCTTGGTGCTCCAAAGCTCCTAAACCGAGCGATGGGTTCGCCCAGTGCCAGTAGGAGCGGTCGTTGAAGTCGATGTTCGGTGGTGGCGACCATTCTGCGTAATGGATGCGTCCAGGTTCACCCTTCTCGATCTGCTGGATGCCACGCTCACGCCACCTAATTAACGCCAGCGAGTCTTCCGTGCCGGCAGTAGAGGTAAACACCGCCAGCGGCCATTTCCGTGCACGCTGGGTAGGCAGGAGGCCGGTGTCCACCACACGTTCGTCCACATCGAATAGCTCGTCAATCACAAGCAGGTCGACAGATAGGCCGTGCCCCGATTTCGGGGTAGCAGACTGGATACGCCACCACGTGCCGTCGTCGTGCTGCGCCATCATGCGGCCTCTCGACACATAGCAACTGAAACCGAACGTTTCCTCGAGTATCGGAAACAGCGTGTGCGGTATTAGCTCAGCGGTCGTGTACTGGTGCGCCAACGACAACACCTGCTGCGGCTCCCCCCTAATCAACTGGCCATGCGTTAGCCACCAGCCGATCAACGCTGCCTGCATAACAGTTTTACCCTGCTGCCGAGCCGTGCTCGTCAACGAATACCTGTGACGGAGCCGGCCAGTGTCGTCATGCTCCAGTAGGCCGTCCAGCACCTGCTGTTGCCACGGATACAACGTGACCCCCAAATGTTTCTCTGCCCACTCCGCTACTTGAGAGCCATATGTCATTTCCCCCCAACTCGGTGTGATCAACCTCGGAGCGATCTTCCCAGGCTCATACAGCATCTCGCTAGATACCGAACCATCTGACTCGTCGTCCCCCATTTTGGAGAGATCTCTATCC